CGCCGTGTACAGTACTCGTTCACACACGCCACACCGGCCACGGTTACGGGTAGTCATTCCAACCGACCGCACCATGACACCGGATGAGTACGAGCCTATCGCTCGTAAGGTGGCCAGCTTAATCGGTATCGGCATGATGGACTCGACGACGTTCGAGGCCTCGAGGCTCATGTACTGGCCAGGATGCTCCAGTGATGCACAGTATGTGTTCCAATATGCCGATAAACCGTTCTTATCTGCTGACGGCATCCTAGCTGAGTACACAGACTGGCGAGACGTAGCATCGTGGCCACAGGTGCCAGGTTCCGAGACTTCAGTTAGAGTAAAACAGCTTCTTACGAAGCAACAGGATCCGTTATCGAAGCATGGTATCGTAGGCGCCTTTTGTCGGCAGTATGGCATTCGTGAAGCAATCGATACGTTCCTACCTAATGCCTACACATACGTTGACGGCTCCAATGACCGCCTAACCTACGTCGAAGGTTCGACCATTGGTGGTGCGGTAATCTACGATGACGATAAGTTATTATACTCGCATCACAATACTGACCCGTGCGGTGGCCAACTGGTAAATGCGTTCGACCTGGTTCGTCTCCATAAGTTCCACGACCTTGACGAGACGGCCAAGGACGGCACACCACCGCATAAGATGCCATCGTTCCTAGCGATGAGCAAGCTTGCCTTTGAGGACTCAGAGGTGGCCATCAGTATCCAACAGGAACGTGCACGCGAGTCAGCTACGAACGTGTTCCAAGAATCGATAAGTAATTCTAATACTACGGATGTAACTGACCTTGACGCCAACGCTATGCTCGAGACGGAATGGATGAAGTCCGCCGGTCTCAAATATAACGAGAATCAAGGACTTAAGAAGACACGCGATAATATTCTTAAACTATTAACGCATGACCCGGCTATCAAGGGACGTATCGCATACGATAAGTTCGGTAGTCGATATATGGCTATGGGTGCCTTACCATGGGCGTTATCGGAACACGGTAAACGCATATGGACTGACACAGATGATAGTGGTATCCAGTGGTACCTTGAAAACCGATTCGATATCACCGGTAAGGATAAAGTCCTTGATAGCGTGCTACTGATAGCGAAACAAAATGCGTTTAACCCAGTGACCGATTATTTAGATAGCCTCAACTGGGATGGTGTGGAACGATTAGATACAATCTTCATCGATTACCTGGGCGCAGAGGATAACGTGTATACCCGTGCGGTAGGTCGTAAGGCCTTCGTAGCTGCGGTAGCTCGTGCCTACGAACCTGGGTGTAAGTATGACACCATGCCGGTATTAGTCGGTGCCCAAGGGATAGGTAAATCTTCGCTTATTCGATTAATGGGCAAGGACTGGTACGCTGATGGGCTTAACACATTTGATGGTAAGGAAGCAGCTGAAAGCATCCAAAATAGTTGGTTAGTTGAAGGCGGTGAAATGACCGGATACTCTAAATCGGAAGATAATGCATCGAAACAATTCTTATCACGCCAGGTCGACGTATTCCGTAAGGCCTATGGTCGACGCACAGAAGAATATCCACGCCAATGCGTGTTCTTTGGTTCCACTAACCAACACGAGTTCTTAAAGGATATTACGGGTAACCGCAGATTTTGGCCAATACAACTTGGTTTAAAGAAACCAACGAAAAACGTATTTAAGAATTTACCTGGAGAAGTGGATCAGCTGTGGGCGGAAGCCAAAGCTAGATACCGCCAAGGTGAGAGCTTAATTATTGAAGATAATGAGGAAGTGCTTCGCCTTGCAAATTTAGCACGTGAAAGCCATATGGAAGGAAACGCTAAAGCAGGTGTGGTAGCTGAGTTCTTGAAACAGAAAGTACCTGAGAACTGGAGCACGATGTCGCCTAAAGCACGTGATATGTTTATGTCCGGCACACATGCAGTACCTGGACAGGCGCTAGTATTCCGTGACAGGGTATGTGCTGCAGAAGTATGGGTTGAATGTTTTGGACGGCCATTATCTTGGATGAAGAAGTCAGATAGCCGTGAGCTTAATCAAATTTTAGATAACATTCCATTCTTAATGAGGTTTGATTCGATGAAAAAATTTGGGCCTTATGGAGCCCAAAGAGGATTCTCAATTATACCCGGATTGATGTAATTTTCGAAGGTAACATTCCTGAAAATACCCCCATATTCTCAAAAAGAATGTTACCTGAGAATGTTACCATGTTACCCGAATGTTACCGGAATGTTACCTAGAATGTTACCCTAACAAACCTAGTATTTATCTATATTTATAGTACCTATTATATATAAAGGTAACATTTATATATATATGTAGTAGAAATATATATATTTAAGTACGTTATAGGGGTTAAACGGGGTTAAATAGGGTATGTATCTATATGTAAAGAAAAAAATCGTAACTTTGTTACCTTGCGTAAATGATAATCTCAAAATGGAGGTGTGACTATGCTTGAAAAACTAGTCGAACAGAAACTCGTTCGGGGTGTTAGAGAGTTGGGCGGTAAGGCCTATAAGTTTGTATCGCCTGGCAACGTCGGTGTGCCTGATCGGATTGTGATATGGCCGGATGGTACCGTTCAATTCGTAGAGCTTAAAACGACACGAGGTCGATTAAGCCAACTACAGGATGTGCAGTGCAAAAAACTATTGAGCTTACTGCAGACCGTTTACATCCTTTACGGCCCTGACGCCGTTAAGGATTTCCTAACGAATGAAGGTGCTATTCATGGCGAGAGTTCCGTGTAAGAACTGTACCAGGCGTACACCTGGCTGTCATGGGATGTGTTCCGATTATAGCTTGTACAAATTACTTAGTAAGTACGAAAAAGCGAAGGATCATGATGATACCGATGTGCAGTCATACATCATGACTAACGTGCGAAAAATCCGTCACAAAATGCAAAAGGCAAAGTACGGATGCACGGTTAAGGATTAGGAGGACTATAGTGAAATTTAATCCACATCCCTATCAAAAGTATTGTATCGATAGGGTAGTAAAACAAAATAAGCTAGGCCTCTTCCTTGATATGGGCCTTGGTAAGACAATCATAACCCTATCCGCTATTTACCAGTTGAAGTACAACTACTTCCAGGTTAAGAAGGTGCTTATCATAGCGCCTAAGAAAGTGGCGGAAGCCACCTGGCAACGTGAAGCGGCCAAATGGGACGGCGTTGGTATTCTTAGAATATCCACCGTGCTGGGGCCCTTAAAGAAACGCATACAAGCACTAAATACACCGGCGGATATCTACATCATCAATCGTGAGAATGTATCGTGGCTGGTTAGCTACTATAAGAACGCCTGGCCATTCGATATGGTGGTAGTCGATGAATCGAGTTCTTTTAAATCTCATCGTGCCAAACGATTCAAGGACTTATCGAACATGTACAACCATATCAACCGAATGGTGCTGTTAACCGGCACACCATCACCGAATGGACTGATTGACTTATGGGCCCAGGTCTACTTATTAGACCGTGGACAAACATTAGGTAAGACATACACCGCATTTAGGGAACATTATTTTGACCCGGACCAACGTGGCCGTGATGTGATCTACAGTTACAAGCCAAAGGCGAATACAGATGATGCGATTATGTCAGCCATAGCGCCATTATGTATATCGATGAAGGCTAGCGATTACTTAGACCTACCGCCGATTGTGTACGATACGGTGCCGGTAGTCTTAGACGCTAAGGCGAAGAAAGCCTATGAAAGCATGGAACGCGATGCCGTCCTTGAAGTATTCGGAGCAGATGAGGAAATCACCGCCATGAGTGCGGCCGCTTTATCCAACAAACTCCAACAGTTGGCCAATGGTGCCGTGTATGACGATGAGCGTAACGTCCATGAAATTCATGATTGTAAGATAGAAGCCTTCATGGAACTTATCGAACAGCTACACGGTAAACCAGCGTTAGTGTTCTATAACTTCAAACATGACTGCGCCAGGTTGAAGGCAGCATTAGCAAAAACGGATCTGCGTGTACGGGAGTTAAAAGGTGCCGATGAAGAGTTCGATTGGAACGCCGGCAAGATTGACGTACTACTAGCACATCCCGCATCAACTGCCTATGGGCTTAACTTACAAGACGGCGGTAATCATGTAATATGGTTTGGGCTTAATTGGAGCCTTGAATTATACCAACAGGCGAATAAGCGTTTGCATCGTCAAGGGCAAAATGAAAAGGTTATCATCCATCACCTTATATCCGTAGGCACACGGGATGAGGACATGATGGAAGCCTTAGAAAAGAAAGACGAAGCACAAGAATATGTCCTTCAATCGTTGAAGGCTAGGATTGATAAATATGTGAAAGGATAACACTATGAAGAAACTATTAGCGTATGTGCAGGGAAACACGAACCCTGTCGGAATATATGGACCTGTAGGTTGGCTAGTTATGCCTATATCAGATTCGTGTGTAAATGTGGTAGGTCTTATCCATGATGGCGCTAGAATGTCTGCGACGACTTGGCGTCAAGTATACTCCACGATATCGAAAGAATTGGCTAAAACCCCGTGGCAACCGGTTTATATCAATCCATTTAAGATTGATGGAGACAAAGAGGTACGAATGGTTAACTTTGACAAGTGCATACAAGGAGTATTTCACGTGACTGATTTCATGGTTATGGATGAACGCGAATACTATTTACGATGTGCTAAGAGGGAGGGTTAAAATATGAGCAGAATATGTAAGACTTGTGGAAGCCTATTCAAGGCTAAAGGTAACGAGCAAGAATGCCCTACCTGTAAGGAAGGGTTCAACGATATCATGAATATCATTAACAGGGGAGACAGAACGGAGACAGTAAAAGATAGTAAAAAGACAGAAGCGCCACCTACTACACCAGAGCCATCACCTAAGATGACTATTTGTAAGGTGTGTGGTAAGGAGTTCGAACAAACTGGTAAAGGTCGACCTGCTGTCAACTGTCCAGAATGTCGAGAAGCTTTGAAACATGAACCAAAGGCAACGGCTAAGGTGAGACATTTTGAGCCTGAGCCTAAAGCAAAGCCAACAGTCGCCGTAGCGACGGAAGAAGAGAAGGCTAAGCAGTATGGCAATATTGAGCCTAAGCCAGTAGTAACGGATACGGCTTCAACAGGTGTATCAGTAGCCGACGGTAAGCCTACAGATACAATGAACGACGCGGTACACCATCCGTCGCATTACACATTGCCAGGTCTAACCGTTGAAAGCGTTGACGTCATTCGTGCGGTATTGACGCCAGAAGAGTTTAAAGGATGGTGTAAGGGTAACGCATTAAAGTATTCCCTTCGAGCAGGTCGTAAGGATCCGGCGAAAGAAGTTCAGGACTTAGCGAAGGCAGGTGTGTTCTTAAGTTGGATTACAGGTGAGTAGCTATGCATTCCAGTGCTAGTTTCGAAAAACTGCTACACGACCATGGGCATTACCTGGATGACCTGTATATAATCACTGTTCGATATGTTAACTACTTGGAGGAACAGTACGAGATGGCATACGTACGAAGCGAAGAAGTCATCCGTGAATATAAGGAAGCTGGTAATGACCAGTTCGATGATAAGACCTATTCATATCCTTGGTATCATGACGAGCATTGGGATGAAGCTACCGATACATTGGAAGCGATAGAGGATGAAGTCGATGAGCTGTACAAGATTGTAGAAGGGATGGATTACATATGACACAGGATAGTATTGATAGGATGTGAACGTATGGGTAAACGTACGAGTAAGGGGACACATCCTGGTATAAGTAAACTGCAAAGGCTGATGGATAGTCATAGGCGACTAACTGACGTCGAAGCGCACTTGCAACGACTGGAGCAAGAAGCACGAAGTGAGTACCCTATCACCGAAGAGCAACAGCTAAATCTCAAGACGGCGTATCGTGATCTGCTTGAGGAGTCAAGGCGACTATCAAGGGAACGATACGAGCTATGGGCTATCATCCATCAAGTGCCGAGCGATTGTGAGCGTACATTCCTTGAGTATCGCTACTACTTTGGACTTGGCATGAAGGACGTCATTGAGGCGATGCATTACAGCGAGCCACAGGTCTACCGCATAAGGAAGATGGCTGTCAAGTCTTTTTGCAAACTTTTTGAAAATTTCTAAAACATGATATGAAATGATAGTTGCACTTTGTGGTACCTTATGGGTGTGGATATGGAGCGAGCGCCGTGTCCACGCACTGTAGGGTAGTTCATAGTGATACCTTTCATGTACTTACACTTCTCTCCTGGGCAGTAGCCCAAACATG